GAAAATACAATTGTTTGTTTTTGTTATGCAAATATTTAAAACAATTTAGGATTTAGATAATAAATATTAGGAGGATTTATAGATGAGTCAGTAATGTGAGGTATAAAAAATGAATAAGTCTGAAAATTTCAAAGAAGAGCAACTAATAGTTTTAGAATTATACATAAAGCTTGAAGCAACTAAATTCAGTACAAAGAAAAAAGATCTATATGATGAGATACAAAGAAAAACAAAATATAACAGGAATACAATAATCTCATGGATAAAAAGATATCTTGCTGAGTATAAAGAAATTAGAAAAGAAATATCTGAAAAACAAAATAAAAAAATATGCAACTTTGAGGGGTTGACAGAAAAACAAACTAATTATGTTATTTGTAGAATGTCTGGAATTAGTAAAGAAGAAGCAAAAGAAAAAGCTGGATACAGTGACAAGACTAAGGCAGCTAACATAGAAAAGAGTCCTAAGGTTGCAACCAAGATAGCTGAGTTGAGAGAGATCTTATTTCAAGACACTGAACTTGGAATGTTAAGCATTGCAAATAGATTAAACAAAATTTTAAATGATTCCATTAATGGAGTTGAGATAGTTGAATATATTGAAGAAGTTGGACCTGAAGGGACAACGACAACGAAGAAGAAAAGAAAGGATAAGCAACTGCTAGCAGGAGTGGCAGCAGCAAGAGAACTAAATTCAATGTTAGGATACAAAGCAACAGATGAGCTAAAGCTTGAAGAAGCAAAGAAGAAAGAAAAAGAAAAGCAACTTGTTCTTTTAGAATAAGGTACTGTAAAACAAAAAGAAGATTAGAGGGGCGAAGAGGCTCGAAACTTATCAAATTTAGATTTTTTTTCAAGCTTGCCAAAAATATTTTTATATACGCGAAAGGAGAAAAAGTGCAGGAGATATTAGCCACAGAAAGTAAATTAGCTAAGATATTTCAATTTTCTGAAAGAAAAGTTAGAGAATATTTTAAATCTGCTAGGGTATCACCTGGAAAATATAATTTTATCCAAGCGGTAGAAATATTTGTTGAAAAGAATTCAGGGCAAGATGAAGTATCAGAGTTAAAAAGAGCTGAAAAAGAATTGAAAGAATATAAATTACAAATTCTAAAAAAAGAATATCATCATGAAAGTGATGTTATCAGAATAGTTTCAAATATGAATTATAACTTCAAATCTAAATTGATGGCTCTTCCAAGTAAAATTTCAGTTCAGCTTTTAAATAAAGAAAATCAACTTGAAGTAAAGGAAATTTTAAAAAAAGCTATTTATGAGGTTTTAGAGGAATTGGTTGATTACAAGTATGAAGAAAGAAAAGGAATTGAAGAAGATGATACAGGGAAAACACACAATACATCTGATTGAGAATATTGTAAAAGATAGTTTAACTCCTCCAGAAGATTTAACTATTGCTGAATGGGCTGATAAGTACAGAGTACTTTCAAGAGAGAGTTCAGCTGAAGCTGGAAGATGGGAAACAGATAGAACTCCATATATGAAAGCAATATTTGATTGTGTTACTGACAGCATAACTAAGTCAATAACCATAATGAGTTCAGCACAAGTAGGGAAAACAGAATTGCTATTAAATATTTTAGGGAGATATATGCACTTAGATCCTTGTCCTATTCTTTTTGTACAACCAACTGTTGATGATGCCAAGTCATTCTCAAAAGAAAGAGTAGAGCCTATGTTGAGAGATACAAAAATTCTTAAAGTCTTAGTAGAAAAAGTTAATAAAAGAGAATCAGGAACAGTTCAAGAAAAAATGTTTCCTGGGGGATATGTAAGATTTGTTGGAGCAAATTCACCTTCTGGGTTAGCAAGTAGACCAATAAAAATTACATTGTTAGATGAAGTTGATAGATTTCCTTTATCAGCCAAGAAAGAAGGAGATCCAGTAAAACTAGCTGAGAGAAGAACAAACAATTTTTATGATAGTAAAAAAATAAGGGTTTCTACTCCAACAGATGATGCAACTTCAAAAATACAATTATTATATTTAGCTGGGTCACAAGAAGAATGGAGTTTACCATGTCCGTATTGTGGTAAACATCAATCACTAGAATTTGAGCAACTTAAATATAAAGACTTGGTAGAACCTGAGTTTGAATGCAAGTTTTGTGGAGAGAGTGCTATTGAAAGTGAATGGAAAAAGTATGGGCAAACCAATGGAGAGTGGATAGCTAAATTTCCAAATGAGAAAGAAAATAGAAGTTTCCATCTCAATGCTTTAGCTTCACCTTGGGTAAGTTGGAAAGATATCATAGCTGAATATTTAAGTGTTAAAGATGATGATTTCCAATATAAAACTTTTGTAAATACAGTACTTGGAAAAACATTTGCTGTCAATCTTGATAGTGCTATGGATTACGAAGCGATTTATGAAACAAGAGAAGATTATGGAGCTGAACTACATGATGATGTTGTTATATTGACAGCAGGAGTAGACGTTCAAGATAACAGGTTGGAAGTTGAAGTTGTTGGTTGGGCTTATGGCTATGAGAGTTATGGAATTGTTTATAGAGATTTTCCTGGAGATCCTGGTAAAGAGGAAGTATGGCAACAATTAGATACTTTTTTAAGAAAAAAATTCAAATACAAAAATGGAAAATTCTTAACAATAGCAGCAACTCTTATAGATTCAGGCGGACACCATACTGGAAGTGTTTATAAATATGTTTACAAAAAAGAAAAAAGAGGAATTTATGCAATTAAAGGGCAAGGAGCTTGGGGAGTTAATATTTTAAATGGTTTTAGGAAAACAACAAAAAAAGGAACTCCTTCAGTGAATTTACTTAGTTTAGGAGTAAATGCTTTAAAAGATTTAATATATTCAAGACTTTCTATTTTGCAAGGAACAGGGAAATGTCATTTTCCAAAAGCAAGTACACAAGGATATGGAATAGACTATTTTAAAGGGCTAACTTCAGAAGTAAAAGTAAAAAAATCTACTCCTAGAGGAATGAAAATAGCTTGGGAGATACTTGATGGAAGAAGAAATGAACCATTAGATTTAAGAAACTATGCAACAGCTGCAATTGAATTAATTCCAATAGATTTACACGACAAAAAATACAATAGAAAAGGAGATAGAAAATGAGTTTTACAGTAGAACAATGCCAAGAACATTTAGATGCTTGGCTAGAAGCAGATTTAGCTGTCACGAAAGGACAGAGTTATACGATTGGGAAAAGGGTTCTAACAAGAGTTAATGCAATGGAAATCGCAAGAAATATAAAGATTTGGCAAGACAGATTACAACAAGCAAAGAGAAGAAGTTCAGGACCTAGAACAATTCAGATAATTCCAAGATAGGAGGAAATATGAATCTTTTAGATAAAGTAATTGGTTATATAAGTCCTAAGAATGGGATTAATAGATTAAAAGATAGAAAAATATATAATCTAGCTAAAGTAGAACAAGGTTATTCCAATAAAGATGATCCAGTTTTAGAAAATTGGAAGGTTACATCAAATAGTCCTGATGAAGATATTTTATATAGTCTTGAAGATTTGAGAGCAAAATCAAGAAATTTGTATATGAATAACGATTTGGCTGGAGCAGCTTTAAAGAAAATGAGAACTAAGACAGTTGGAAGTGGATTATTACCAAAGCCAACAATAAATTATACATATCTTGGAATGGAAAGAAAAAAGGCAAAGGAATTAGAAAGAATTATAAAAAATAAGTTTAATGCCTGGGCTTTATCAGCAAATTCAGATGCAAGTAGAATGTTTAGTTTTTATGGATTACAATCTTTACTTCAATTAAGTTGGGTAATGAATGGAGATGCTTTTGCAATTCCACTGAGAAAAAAGAGAAAAGGTGTTGATATAGAGTTATGTGTTCAATTACTTGAAGCTGATAGAATTATAAATCCACCTGGAGCAAATCTTCAAACAAAAGCAGGAGTTGAATTTGATGAAAATGGGGAATTAAAAAATTATTATATAGCAACTTCTCATCCAGGAGATACTTTGAATTATACTATAAAATCTTATCCAGCTTTTAATAGTTTAGGTAGAAAAAATATTTTACATATATTTGAACCTGAAAGAATTGGGCAAAGAAGAGGAGTTCCTATATTAGGACCTATTATATTCTCATTAAAACAACTAGGAAGATATAAAAGTTCAGAACTTACAGCGGCTGTTATAAATGCAATGATAGGACTTATAGTAGAAAGCGATAGTGCAGATGATGAAGGCTTTGCTGGAAGTTTTGGAATGCCTATGGATGAAGATGAAGAAAGAAACATTGAAAATAAAAAAAAGACTGAAGAAAAAATAAGTTTAGATCATGGAACACTGGTTGTAGGAAAACCAGGAGAAAAAATAAAAGAGTTTGCAACTAATAGACCAAATAAACATTTTAAAGATTTTGTTGAAGCAATATGCGAAGAAATTGGTGCAAATTTAGAAATAAGTAAAGAAGTTTTAATGTCAAGTTTTAAAAATTCTTATAGTGCAGCAAAAGCTTCATTAGAAGAAGCTCATCAAAGATTCCAAGTTTCAAGAAAAATTTTAGAAAGGACTTTTTGTCAACCTATCTATGAAGAGTTTGTTTTAGAACTTATAAGAAATGGAGATATAGATTGTCCTGGATTTTTTGAAGATGAATCTATTCGTTATGCTTTTACTCGTTGTATCTGGGTTGGTGCTGGTAAATCATCATTAGACCCATTAAAAGATGCAAATGCTAATTCAAAAGAATTAGAAAATTATACAACAAGTAGAAGCATCATATCTGCTACGAGTGGATATGATTTTGAAGAAATCTTTAGGGAAAGAGCTGAAGAAGAAAAAGAATTAGCTCTCCTTGAAAGAGAATTAAAAAATATTCGCAAGGGGGTGAAAGATAATGGAGAGAAATCTTAAAAATAATTTTTTTGAAATAAAAAATCTAAGTGAAAATACTGCTGAAATTCGTATATATGGAAGTATTACAAAATGGGCTTGGGAAGAATATGGGGAAATTAGTTCAGCTAATTTCGCAAAAGAATTACAAAAATTAAAAAATGTTTCTCATATAAATTTAAGAATTAATTCTCCTGGTGGAGATGTTTTTGAAGCAAGTGCGATCTATAATCTCTTAAAAGATTATGCCAAAACAAATAATGTTGAAATTACAGGATATATAGATGGATTAGCTGCAAGTGCTGCAAGTTTTTTAGTTTTATGTGCTTCAAAAGTAGTGATGGGGACAGGAGCACTATACATGATACATAATCCTCTAAGTTCAGCTTATGGAAATGTTGAAAAATTAAAGAAACAAATAGAATTATTAGACACAGTAAAAGAAGCTATTTTAGATATTTATTGTAGCAAATCTAAATTAAGTAGAGAAGAAATATCTGAAAAAATGAATAATGAAAAATGGTATCGTGCTACTGAAGCACTTGAAGCTGGATTTGTTGATGAGATAGTTGAAAATGATAATTCATTAGAAAATATTAAAAATATATCAAATGAGTTACATATTGAAAACTTTATTAATCAAGATTTATTAAAAGAAAAATTAAAAGAGATTGAAAATATAAAAAATATAGGAGGAATAACAATGCCAAAAAGTGTAAAAGAATTATTAAATGAATATCCAGATTTGATGAATGATTATAGAAATCAAATCATTAATGAAATCGGAGAAAATCAAATAAATAAGATAGAAGCTGCAATAAAAGCTGAAAGAGAAAGAATACAAATTCTTGATGGAATACCTACTTTAAATGATAGTCAAAAAGAAACTATTAATAAGGCTAAGTTTGAAGAACCTAGAGATCCAAAAGATATCATGGCAGAATTCTTTATGTCAAATGCAAATAAAGCAAATCAAGAAATTCAAACTTCTAAAACAGATATTTCAAATGC